TCTCTAAACGCAAAGGTGTTGATTACTACATTCAGATGATTGGAGTTGCATTAGGTTATGGATTATTTTATTTTCAAAATAGACTCCTTCATACTATGTGTGTTGGTGCATTAAATAAATAAGTTGCAGTATTTCTAATTTAGAAACATCATTTTATATAATATAAATCAACATGGATATTTTATATTATAGCAATTATTGTAAACATTCACAAAAAGTGGTACAGACTCTTGTCAAAAACAATTTAGGCGAAAAAGTAAGTTTTGTTTGTATTGATAAACGCACACGTGATCCAAATACTGGACAAAATCAAATCATTTTAGAAAATGGCTCCAAAGTGGTTATGCCACCAAATGTTCATAGTGTTCCAGCTATGCTGTTGGTTAATAAGAATTACAGTGTTATTTTAGGGGATGATATTCTTAAACATTTCCATGCAGACATGAAAACAATGAATGCATCACAAACCCAAAAGGCTATGGAACCAAGTGGATATCGTATTGCAACTGCTACAGGTGGGTCCAATATCATGTCTGAGAAATTCACGGATTACAATATGAGTCCAGATGAATTGAGCGCAAAGAGTAATAGCAATACCCGTCCCCTTTATAATTATGTTTCTGCAAGCAATGATACGAATTTTATTAATACTCCACCGGACGATTATAAACCAGACAAAGTATCTACAAACGTCACTGTCGATTCATTGCAGCAACAGAGAATGGATGAAATTGGATCGAAACCTTCGAGGAATCCATTATTGGGTATATAAGGGTGTGTTGATTGAAAACGATAACATTATTTCAACAAAATGATATAAAAATTCTACTACAAATATAATAAACATGTCAGACAAGACTACTCTTAACCGCGCATTTAATGCACACTTCTTCGAATTTTTAGATGATATAATTGAGATCTATCCAGATAATGACGATATCGTTGGGTCTAAGACATCCTTTACAACCATTCGTAAAGCGAATCCAACAGCTATCATAAAAGCGTGGTATAAATATGTATATGAGCCATATAAAGTCCCAATTGATGCTGGTGAAATATCCTTTTTCTTTGATAAGGATTACAGTTCGGATATAGGCAAATTGTCAAATGCAAATGATATTATGAAGGTAATTGACAAAATTCGTGAACCCATTCGTAATATGAGTGATGAGAATAAAAGCCATTGCATGACCTATATTCAAAATCTATCTCGCGTTTCAGTGGCCTATGTTAGCCAATAAATACCATATTATTTATCCTGATATGAATGATCAGAATAAATAGATTTATGTCCTCATGCAATTGACAATTTCTCGTGGGTCGATTTTTTGAAAATATTCATGAATACGTTCCCGATTAATCATAATAGGACGTTTATTGCGCAAAGATGGAATGTATATTTGCTTATGAATGTTTATTACATGATATTTATAGCGATCCGGTATAACATTAATGCATTTTTGTATATAATAGCATCTATAGGCTGCATATATATTTGCAATAAATCGTTTAAATAAATCACGAGCGAGTTTGAATTGTTTTGCTTGTTTTGGAAAGTGTTCTAGAAACGGATCCAATTGGTTGATTCTAGATAAACATTGATAGTGATATTGCGTTTTATGAGAAATCTTACGAATATCTTCTTGATAACGCCTTTCTTCATTTTCTACAATACACATCACACCCGTTTCTGTATTTGTGATCACCCATTTTTTTGAATCTACTTCCGTTAACTTTTCCGATAAATGGAAATAGCCGAATATTGAAACGGTTTGTGGGAACTGAATCAATCCATGCACATTTACCAATTCTTCCCATGATTCTACTTGGGGTAATGCGATATAGGTTATCGAGTTTGTATCACTGATCGAGTAGACTCCGACCATATATATTTCATAGGAAGTTTGAATTGCGTCGTTAGAGTTTAAGACGAATGAATAAGACATGTGTTTAGGTAAGTTATGTAAAAAGGGCAGGTTGTTGATATCATCCTTCGTATCGCCGCCTAGAGCATGTACAAATCCTTTTCTAATATGAATCGACTTATTGTTCAAATATTCACGCTGATAACCACCTACATTGTTGTTCGTTGCAATTTCCCATTGTGCAATGCGTGGATCATAAAATAATTGGACGGCTATACCTTCAATGTATTCGCTTACATATATATCATCGTTCCAATCTGGATAGGTGGTATGGAAATGATGAAAAGGGATCGTCTTAGGAATCGCAAACGATAACACCTTTTTATCTGGATAAGTGAGTAGTACAGAACGATACATGCCATTTTCAGAATCGTCATAACAAAGAGTGTTATTGTCATATTGAGCTGATATGTACAAATGTTTCCGTGAATTCACTGGTCGTATCTGAATCTTGTTTTTTGAGCACGCATCAATCGATAAATGATTCAATATTGTAGTACCCTCTTTGTCGATTCGCATTGGTTATTATCTTACTACACCCACAAAGTGTCTATATAATTTACACATATTGTATTGTCGCGTTTAGTTATCTTGTAAATCAGCATATACACATATTGTTAGAAAACAGTTCTCTCGAATATAATTTAGATAGATACTATATATTTCAATATACGTATGGAAGCCGAAATAGTTAATAGTGATGATATAAATAAGATAGAAGTGGAAAGGGATGAGTCTGGGCAAAATACAATACAGATTGAACTTGGTGATATAATTGAACTCATAGCCCCGTCTAATTTGTCAATTCATGAAATAACCGCATTTGTTTCTCATTTGTCGAAGGAACGAATTCTACTGACAAATGTAGCAAATCTGAAACAGTATCAGTTGACTCTTGGGGAAAATGGCGAGTTAACTGATGAATCGATTGTAGAGATTCGATTATTAGATCGAAGTGAGGAAAAGGGGTATGCTCGCCAAAATAACCTGTTGCCAAAAACATGGATTAATATTCATTTTGGCGGTGAAATACCAGTTGTACTCGTTGGTGAGATTAGCAATCTAGATGAAGATATGATTGAAATCATAACTTATCCTGAATTAAAAACTATCTATATCGACTTTCAGTACCAAGGTATTCCTGAAAATATTCCCATTGAAAAGATTATGATCAGAGAAAAACCAGCCTCTTTGAAAAAAATAGGTTCTCTTTCTCAAATACGAGATAATTTAGAGGAAGGAGAGGAATTTCAAATTCCAGATGATGAGGAAGCGTCTATTGCCTTTAACGAAATGGGCGAATCAGTTATAACCATACCCGATGGCAAAGAGGAGGAAAAGAATATGCGCGAAGTTTTACAGGATATGTATATTGATGCAAATTCAATTGTTTTTGGCGAGGAATTAGAAGAAATTTCTCAAGTAATAGAGGTTCCTGTATCAGAACAGCGATTCGGTATTGGTGCACAAGTCAATGATATGATGGACGAATTACTATCAACTATTCCCAATAGCAACCGGACAAAACATGTGCTTGACAATATACATAATCTCATTGAAAGGTTTAAGGAATTGCGAGATGAGTTCTCTAAGTTTGATAATAATCAGAATGTATATGATGTTGAACAAAAGGGTGCCTATCATAAGCCTCTTGTTGATCGCATTGCAAAATTCGATACAAAGCTTAAATGGATAGTACCCGTTGTATCCAATCGTCGTAAATTGTATGATCTAGAATCAATTGTACCTATGCCAGATATGATATCTGATCACACGTCTAGTGTTGTCTCTGCCATTAACGATAGTCAAACAAATTACAATAAAAGAAACGCAGGGAATACACTCACCTACAGTACTTTGTATAATCGTATACACAATGACATGTTGCCATTTGACCCCCCACAAGATGATGATAAATGCATTGGGAATACATCAGTTCTAATCAATTTAGATACGATAGTCGATAACTTAGGTGATTTCGCTAGCAGCGTGTATGCTACATCTGGTCTTGCCAAACGCAGATTTGTTATTCAGCGATATAATCTGGGTATGTCCAGAATAGAAGAAGTTATTATGAAATCCGGAAAAAAGGTATATACCAGAACGAATATGACACCAAATGATGAAATATGTTTAAAATCGCTTATTATGCTCCCGATACCAGCAGTGCGTTTTTCTAGAATTCATTTACCAGGAACTTCTATCATGGACAAGGCTGCATTGCATAACAATTATCTCATGATGTTCCGTCTATTTAAGTCAAATGTAGATATTGCACCTCATGTCATCAATGATCTATCAAAAGAATTGGATTATGACCAAATTGAAGGAGAGACAAAAGAAGGATTTCTTGATGGCATTAAAGAATTTTTGCTAGAAACGGACGAATACAGTGATGATAATACTAGGTTAACTTCATTCCTAGAAACGATCATACCCAAAACAAAAACCATATTGAAATTATTCCGAAAATATATGAAAAATAAAATGTCGGTTGTGGATGTTGTACGCCAATTGGAACCGTTTTCCATTTATCTTAGTGATATAACATACAAACAATATCAAGAAATACGATTCATAGTGCGCGATCAAATAAGAGATTTAAAGGTACGAATGGAACAAGGCGCAAAAGATTTTTCGGTTATGAAAAATGCAAAATACAATATGGATCGCATTCCGAATACAGTTTTACGTATTCTTAGTGAAAATACCTCATTGGGGGATGCGTTTTTGAATACCTATCGTTTACATGAAAAGCATAGTAATGATGTTGAACTGACTCCGTCCGAGCTATTAGCAAAAATAATGGAAAAGGATAATGGTGTTCTTTATACCAGCATGATCAGTTCAATCATGATTTCGTTGATTAGTCCCGACAATTTAATGAATTTATTGAATGAGCCAGCATTAGACGATATCTCTGACGTAGAAAAAATCAAACCAACCGATTGCATTCAACGATATATGGCCAAGAAATATACATCCACTCGAGAAATACAAAAAGACAATGACGTAGATGAATTGTATTTCGATAGCGATTTTGATGATACGCCTTATTCGATCTTGGAAAAATACAAAGGCGAGCAGAAGAAAATGGACCCTGATATGTTTATGGAATATTTAATAGCAAATTTAATCGAAAAACATGAATGTCCCAAAGACTATGCAGAGACTATGGCAAAAATACTGATTGCTGGAAAGAAACCAGTAGAAGAAGGTCATTATGCTATTCTTGAGATTCGTCCTATGATTATGAAAGGCATTGATGAGAGTACTCTATCTGCTTCTGAAAAAGAGAGTATTCAGAATGAATCAGATGTTCGTAGAAAGACATACTATTATCGTCGTGTCAAAGACAATTGGATTCAGGACAATGATATTAATGAAATGGCCTTTATAGACACGAACACCCTTTTTTGTAATATGAGCGACAAATGTTTGAAAAATACAAATAGTACTGTGTGCGAGACTTCGGACGAAACGCGCAGTCGTATAACAGGACATAATATGAATCGCATGAAAGATGAATTTGATGAACGATATACGCTCACTGTTGCTGAAATAGAAAAAGAATTGGAAGGTCGTATAACGCGCCATTTAAAATTTATGAAACGTTCTGACATACTACGTGAAATACAGCTGTATAAGTCGAATAATCTTGCTTATGAATTGGGAAATTACGCAGATAAATCTGACATTGTTCTCTCACCCCATCTGAAATCACGTGATCTTATTTTAGGAGAGGAAGATTTCCAGAAAAAGCAGTATCATATTTGTTTGTTTGTTGAAAAATATTGTAGAAATCCTATTATTGAATCTTTGGGAGAAAGCCAACATTGGTTGTATTGTAAAGACACGAATACCCCTCTTATGCCGAATTCATTATATGAATTAGCCAGAGAATTTACAAGTGGTGCTGAATATACTTCAAAATTAGAACGATTATGTGCAGAAATTGGAGTATTAAGTGATGATGGGGATGCCATCGTCGATAAACATAGTGGTTTNGTATTGAGAAAAATCGATTATATAGCAGAAGAAGGGTATGATGAAGCCGGTTTTAAGATTACAAGTCATGCTATCATGGAAGAGGATTTGGGTAGTGCGCTACTTAAACAATCCAAATCGAAAAAGAGAGTATTCGATAGTGAACAAAGTGAGGTCATTTACAATGTTATGGTTGCAATTTGTTCTAACATAGATATGCCAACGGACCAAATTGAACCCTTTGTTTTACGTGTTTCGAATGAATTGATGTTAAAAGGAATATTATCAGATACTGCCTACAAGAAACGCTCCGATGCGGCCTTTAATAAAAATGGTAAATCATTAGGTCCCTATCAAAAATATCGAGATGAAACCACTTTATTCATAATCGCAGGTGTGATTATCGTTGCAATTCAGACAGCTATTCCTTCATTTACTAGTACAAAGACGTTTCCTGGTTGTGTTCGTTCTTTCAGTGGATTTCCACTAAGTGGTACAGAAGATATTAGTGGAATAACGTACATAGCATGTGTATTGAATAAATTAAAGAGCTCTTTCTCACCATGGAATGCGATACAAAAGTATAAAGTAGACAAAATATCCAGTCGTATACAGGATGTTCTAGAGAAACACGTTTTAAAACTTCCAGAAATAGATGGTGATTACACAAAGAAGCGAGAATACATTGTATTAAATCCAGATCGGGCTATATCCGATGAGCATAGTATCTCCAAGTGGCATCATTTTTTACCACCCGTAGTTAGGTATTCTATTGGCCGTACGTTGCGTGGAGTCGGAAATGATTTCAAGGATGATTTGATGCGTTTGATAAAAACCGGTGGTATTGGACAAGAAACATCCATTGCCGTATTAAAGGGGAAGATTACCCAACACGGTTTTGGTATCATCGAGGCAATCAATACAATTGTTCGCGATAAAGACCTTTTATTAAAAACCACATCAAAACTGCCTTTCTTAGAAAATGCATGTTGTAATGATAACTTAGAAAAAACTAGACCCATCGCCTATTTCAATGATCAAGATAATACTATCCGACTCATCCTACAGAGAGCATTTTCTATGATACGAATGTTAAAACCGATTACTGCACTAACTACAGGTAATATGTTATATCATCCATTGCCAACTGGTATTAAATATCCGGATGTGCCGATCGGACAACTAGAAGAAAATATCTATGCAGCGATCATACATTATTGCAATTTTGATAAAAAACTTCCCATCCCAGAAAATTTGAAAATAATATGCCAGGAAAAGCCAGAGAATTATCAGTCTTCCTGGTCATTAATGGACAAGGTTGAATTTATGAAGAAGAATGGAAAAAAATATGGCATAGATAGCTTACATTCACTTATGACATTGATTCGGCAAAAAAACATAGTTTCGGTTGATAATAAAGCACCTGTTTCCAAGGTTGAGATATTGAAGGAATTAATTGAGAATTTCGACCGATCAAATTCATCTGTTATTGATAGTAAACTTCGCGAACATTTACGAAATGTATTAAATACATACGATGCAGGTGTTATGCGAGAAACTCCAAGTAAAGAATTAGATGATCTCACAAATTATATAACAAGATCAAATAGTAAAATGTACAGTGAGATCATGTCCTTCTTTCAGAAACAAGGTAAGTTCTCGCCTTCTGAATTTAAACGGGTAAATCAATTCGTTAGGAATGTAAATTCATGGACACTAAATTCCGATATGGATAATACGACGTACGATAACGAGCTCTATACCTATGTGCAATTTATGCAAAATGCAATTCAAAATATAAGCAAATTATATCCCGCAATATTGGTAAACAATGCGGATTTTTACAAGCAGGTGCCTAAACATTGGAACCTTTCACAAAATCATGTGGTCGATGTAGAGAAATTTATTAATAAATATTATGAAAAGCTAGAAGTATATAAGAACGATCCTATTGTAATGAATTTGCTACGTGAAATACAAACCAGTTTGGGGGATATAACTCTATTTGTCCAAAATATACCAGTATATAGTGATATTTCTCGCGAAATCGTCGATGTGAACGGTGATACAAAACAACTGCGATTTCATTCCTTATTTGGCCGCAATAATATATTTTTATTAATAACCCATTGTTATTATCGTACTATTTTGGAATATATCATTATGAGTGATGATGTTGATTTACTTCGCACAGACGTGCGGGTTGCGAAAGAAAGTAGACGCGAAATAATTGCATATAATGCAGATGAATCAAATCAACTTGAAGTTCGTAATACAAATGTCGATGAAAGTATGATCGAAAGTGATAATGCACTACAGGAAGTAGAAGTGATAACAGGTGATCATCCTGAGTTGAAAGAACGGATTGCAACCATGTTATATACATTTATACAAATTGAAGAGCAAAATAAGTCAATCGTTAGTGTGTCATATGATAATATTATCAAAAAAGTACAACGTTCTCGTGAAAAGGAAAAGGCAGGATTTGTTAGCTATTTAGGAAAGATGAGCATACAAGAGCGCAGTGTCGAGAATCAATTTAAAAAGTACAAACTAGGTAGATGGAATGTAGGTCAACAAAAAGGATTGGTTTCATATGATCATAAAACATATGATCGTGAAAGAGGAGAACTATTGGATCAATTGAATATGGAATCAGAAGAAGGAACTATCGACTTTGTTTCAGACATGAGGCGAGATATCTACGATATAGAACAAGAAGAACAACAAGAACAAGATGAAGAATACGATCAAGATGCATATAACATACAGGGTCTGGACGAGGATTACATGGATGGTGCCTATTACGAGGAAGATGGGGAAGATGACTTTTAGTCGTTCTCGCCGTTAGGAATATTTTGTATGAATATTATAACTACTCATACAAACATGAAGGGATTCATTAGCAGGAACAGATCCAATATTGCCATTCTCATATTTTTACTAGGATTCTTTATTATCCATTATGCAAAACCAATCAGTCTTTATACTGACGATGGTGGTTTTCGTGAATTCGGAATAGGTTATCGACATACCACAGTTGTCCCCATATGGTTAGTGTCTATTATTTGGGCAATACTCTCCTATTTGGCAGTGCTCTATTATTTAGCGTATATGTAAAAATTATTTTTCAATCTATACAATATATCAAGTCTATCAAATTGCAACTGTTCATGGGTTCTCCAAATTTAATTGATTATTCTGCTAAAAACTATTTGTTCAATACACTTCAACAATGTCATGATACACGCATCAGTGTTTATTATTATGCATTGAATGTGGGAATTATTATATTATTTGTCGGTATATCTGGATCGATTCTTTATTATTGTTATACGCAAAAACCCACTGATTATGAAAGACAACAGGACCTGTTAAAAAAACAACAATATATTGCCTCAAAAATACGCTATTATCAAGAAGAACATAAACAGAGCGATGAGGCTAAATCGTCGTCGATCACTAATTTGCCCTTTATTCGTGTATAATATATGTTTATTTAGTATATATATTATAAACATGAGTATGATTCAAGAACAACGTGAATCAGTTATGTCTGATAACAATACTGCACAGACGCAAGTAGAAACGATATTATCTACATTGAACAAACGAATAGAGAAATTGGAAATTCGTGAAAGTCTTTATGGAGATATCGATTTTTCAATAATAGGGGAGATGGGGTTTATCATGCTGACTGAAATTGTATTGAGTCCTGGAAAAATAACTTCGATTCAAAATGTACCAGACGGAATCGTCTCTCTCACATGTACCGATAATCTGCTAGACTCGATTGATGATTTGCCGGGTTCTCTCACTTCATTAATTCTGAATGACAATTATTTACAATCCATTGATGTATCTTATCTTACACGCTTAGAAACATTGCATGTTTCTCATAATAAAATTTCTGTTATCAATAACCTACCCGAAACGATCATTGAAATGATATGTGAGTATAACAACCTCTCCAGTATTGATGTTCAAGGCGCAGTGAATTTGAAAACCCTCCATATTTCAAACAATAAAATAACATTAGTCGAGAACTTACCCGACACGATTGTTGATTTTAAGATGGAAAATACACCTACGATTGAGTTCCGTAATACAGATGTTGATAAATTGAATGATAATGCAGAGAAGCAGAGAATTCCCGATGACGTTAGACGAAGACAGACTTACTTAGAGGCTCTCGATGAATATTTCCGTATCAAAAATAAGTATGATAAAGATCTACTTGCTATGAAGAGAAAGGTATTCCACAAGGCTCCAACTAAGAAAATGGCAAAATATGCAATTGAAACCATACGACCTCCTTGTGTAAAATGCAAACGTCGTGTCGGATCCATATTTCAACATAAAGAGAATAAATATACGGCAATATGTGGAGATAGTGAGAACCCATGTACGTTGAATATACAGTTGTTTCAAGGAGATATATCTCATTATGAACAATGGCTACTTTCGTTTAAAGAATCTTCGCATGAAGCAAAGGAATCGATTATTCGTCAAAAATTAGACACCATATTTAGTTATATCAGCGACGAAGAATCAGTGAGTCTTTTCAAGAAAGAACTAGAGGAATATAACACAGAGAGCAATATATACAAAGAGATGTTGGATTTTCACAACAATATATTTAATAACGAGACTCAGAAATTAGCTATTGAAAAAAAGAACGGCGATTTGTTTCGTTTGATAGAACAAAATGAGCAGTTATTGCAAGAGTTTCAAACTACAAATAATGTTGAATTATTAAAAACGGCATTGGATCTTCAAGTGAATAATATTTTGCCCGAATACCGTAATTTACGTATATTAAAACATGAGATTATGGAGGTGAATTCAAACGAAGACACTGGGCTACATACACTTTTTCAATATCCTACTATTTTATCCAAATTGGATTATAACATAGGAGAACCAGAAAACGTCATCAGTTTTATCCGCTGATTTTCATCATATACATATCATATTACGATTTCAATCCTAATATGATAATAACATCATTTTACTAACACATATTATAATTTGTTATTCCATCCCATACAATCCCTGATTTATTTGCCCATGCCTTTTTAGCACAGTCGACATTCATGCCCTGTGCTGTCCATCCGTCATGATTAAAATCAATGGTGGAGGGACCACCGTTAACCGATTTCACATAACCAGCGGGAGCATTATCGTCTAATGATGTCTCCGTCAGGGATCCTTTGTTTGCACCACCATCCTTTGGAACCTCGCATAATATAACATCATCTCCGTCCACCTGCTTTGTCGTGGATGTCCATTTATCAGGACATGTGTTTTTAATCGGTGGGAAAGGCTGTGCTGACCCCTGTTTATTTTGCATCAGTATTCCGACATAGGTTAGTAATATAATCAATACGATTACGGCGACCGCCAATACAATTGTATAGAAAAGTTCCATTATATACTAACATAACAAATAAAAGAATACAAAACCTCTAAATATTATTTAGAGCGAAAATGCGTGTATTTTATTTCTGCATTAAATCTATACATAGATTATGAATTTGACAGCATTAGATATATATGACTCCAATCCGATTGTTAGTACTCCTCAATTGCATAATGGACGAGTAAATATAATGGACCCGCCCGCAGACACTGTATTTAAGATGCAAGAGCGAATTGCAATAAAAAATAAAACGACTGAATATCGCGAGGCACTTACTGGCGATTTGGAGACGACCATGTTATCCAATGTATTCTTTTCTTCCGACAATATTCAAATCATTCAGAATGGTCTACGTGCAGGTGTATATAAAATGTCGAATAACCAGTATGTTATTGCTCCGCAAAACATTGATATTCTCAAGGTTATCATGCGTAGTATTTTCCTACAATATGCAGAGCATAAAGACGATGATATAACAGATCAAGTGAGAACATTAAACAAACTCGTTTTAGATTACGCAATACCCAATGTTTACAACGAAGCAACCGGGTATGTCAAATATCGCGAGGATCAAAGTACACTGGTCGTACCTCTTGACTTGCCTAGACAACAAGATCGCGATTTCAAGGAACTTGAATGGAAGGAGTGGGTATAATAATATATTAGAATATGTGAAAATTATATATGTTCATATATTCATTTACTAACAACAGTCGTGATCAACCATTCTCCTTACAATATCTTCGAATGACATCGTTGGTTTCCAGCCCAACAATGTATGCGCCTTTGTAGAATCTCCCAACAATTGCTCGACTTCTGCTGGACGAAAATACTTGGGATCGATGAAAATATATTCCTTTCCACTATTTTTATCATATCCAATTTCATCAACACCTTCTCCTTTCCATGCGATATCAATATTTTTATGTTTGAATACCATCTCGATAAATTCGCGGACAGTGTGCATCTCACCAGTAGAAAGGACGAAATCTTCGGGAACATCATGTTGTAGTATTCTCCACATACCATCTACATAATCCTTTGCATGCCCCCAGTCTCGCTTAGCATCAATATTCCCCATAACGAGTCTATCTGTTTCACCCTTTAATATTTTATTTAAACCTAGCGTTATTTTACGTGTGACAAAGTTATGTCCCCTACGTTCCGATTCATGGTTGAATAAAATACCATTGCATGCATACATATTATAAGACTCACGATAATTTTTCACTATCCAATATGCATACAATTTCGCAACGCCATATGGTGAACGAGGATAAAATGGAGTGGTTTCCCGTTGAGGGACTTCTTGTACCAAACCATATAATTCACTTGTTGAAGCCTGATAATATCGAGTTTTTTCAACCAGACCATTAATGCGAATTGCCTCTAATAATTTCAACGTTCCAAATGCGTCCGTATCTGCAGTATATTCGGGCATTTCAAAGGAAACCTTTACATGAGATTGTGCTGCCAAATTATATATTTCTAATCTTTCCATATCTACATATTTCATTCGAATGTTTGATAAGATCGAAGAAAGGCAGCTACTATCAGTTATATCTCCATAATGCAATTTTAAATGCGAATTTGTAAAAATCGTTTCAATGCGGGATGTATTCATGCTTGATGAACGACGTATCATTCCATGTACGAAATAACCTTTATCCAATAATAATTCAGCCAAGTAGGATCCGTCTTGACCAGTGATCCCAGTTATAAACGCAACTTTGGACATGGTAATAAATATAATCACATTTGATGTTTATATTTATTGAATCATATATATTTTATGAACTAGTCCATTCTTCGTCAACCAATCCGTTTTTTATACACGTATCATAATCCCACCACAAATCGTGTTTTAAGATCTCATTAAGAGATTTTTTAGACAATGATGTATGTTTTTTATATAAATTCTTTATTTTGTTCATGAGACAAGTATTGTTAGCATGTTCGTCTTCTAATTCACTCATCTTACCCCAATGCCCGGATGACAGTTGATGTATTAACATATATGCATTGGGTCGCATATATCGTTTTTCACCCACAATACTGATGAGCGTACCAGCGGACGCAGTGGCGCCCTCAATAATCGTATGTATAGGTATTTTACATGACTGGATAACATCGATCGCAGTGAGTGCATTAAATACACATCCGCCGAAACTATTAATATGTAAGTAAATTGGTAATTCTTCGAGATTAAAATCGTGCATGATTTTCAAACAATTTGCTTCCGCTTCTCGAATAAGTGTTGTTAGTTGAAATATATTAGAACGGTTCACTTCGGCGTAGAAATAAATGTGATTATTTTTTAAAGTTATGTCATTGTCAGTATCAGGGGATGCAACGTCTTCACCATCATCTTCGTCGGCGGTTATTTTTAACGCTGTTTTTTTAGATTTAGGAGCAGTCATTTTATATATAGAATACATAGGTTGTTATGATATAAGCGTTCATTACTTTAAATGCATTCAAAATTGTTATTATGGGAGATTTGTCCGAACATATTTGTCTATTATATCAAATGACACATGATGGCTTTCATTATGCCAAAACCATTTATGAAAAATAACTTCATATGGATCAATGGAATCCCCGTAGAAACTATTATGTCGAGAGGGATGATTGTTTTGATTAAGAGTCCAATTTTGTTTATTGCGCCAATCTATCCCTTGATACTTAGCTAACATACAGTCTATTGTATATCCATTTCGAAAAATGCATTTGGAAAGTCCATATTCACCGTTAACAATCGCTGAATATTTGGTTTCATGATTACAAAAAATGGTTCCTTCACGCAGAAGGCAAGAAAGTCCAATCGAATCCGTAGCAAAAAAGAACCCTTCTACTTTGGGTCCATATCCACCTGCATCATGAGAAGGAAGACATGCGATAGTAGTACCAACCAGTTTCACTTGATCTGATATCTTTTTAATAAACACATCTGTCCAATGAAAATACTGGGGTAGATAATGAGGTAGGATGGGTCCAATAACACCACTATTCATAAAAAAATAATAATCATACGTCGCGTTCCCAATGTATTGAATGGCATGAGCATGGCCGCCAAAATCGTATCCGATATTATCGCGAGTAAGAACGGTTAGATTGGGTAAGTCCGGGAAAGAAATAGGGCAGATATGGCCATTTACAATCAATATGTAATCGATGTTCTCTCTATACATAATTTCATTCTCGATAAAATAACGGAGGTTGTAATCTGACGATTCTGATTGATAATAAGTATAGACTATTAATGATCGCATCGGAAAAAATACAACAATTAATACATATACACATACTTTTTTATTTTGCTAAACGCGAATCCATAATTATTTGATGCGCTTTATCACTTTTATTCCAGTCGCCTTTTTCTTTTTTGAAGCAGTCTTTCCATCCCCTCGTTGAATTGTTTCGCGTTTTGCCTTGTACCCATGATATGCCTTCTCTAAATCTCTGAGCTCATTCAGCCACATGGTTTCTACAGTGGTTGATCTCAATTTATCCAATTCAGCTTCAGTTGTATCCTTGTCTCTCATGATGTTGGCAACATTTTCTTCTGTGACCGAGTCCATTGGCATCTTGGTTAGATAATTATAGGATCCTTCAATTTGCGTATATTTATTTGTAGTTAGTAATTCTGATACAATTGCATTTGTTTTTCTACGCAAATCAATGTCTCCATTCAATGTAGCTTGAATATACCGGGCCTTATTTGATAGACGTATCAACTTATGTTCCATGGAAGCGATCAATGCTGCTTTGCGCTTCTCATAAAGTTCAATACGAACACCATAAAATTCATCAATGATTTCTTCCACTGACAAATATTTATGCAACTTGCATTCACTATTAAACATGTGCATATTTGTTGTGCTCACTGTTGTCTGTAATTTTAACAACTTCTCCAAAGCATCGGTATCCAAGTCTGCCAATTTTCCGCGAGGGAATATCACAGTTATATCCACCATCACTTCTGTGCAAATAGATGTGAAATCCTTGATTGATGCGGGTACGCGTTTACCAGATTTATTAACAGAATTTCCATCCATGAGACCTTCTAGGTAGGTTATGTAAGGCATCGTCCAGGTTCCAATAGGAAGTTCTGTTATATGTACCTTATCGTCGCCTACTATTTCATACTTACCCCTAATCGCAAATTTATTGGGTTCAATCCGTTCTACTGTACCCGCAAATCCTTCATAATAAGGAATGAAATCAAAATCAACCGTTGGTTTCTTTTTTAGTTTGGCATTCAGATACTGAATAATTGTTTCAGGATTATAAGGAGCAATGCTACAAGAGAAACCTGTGCCAATGCCAGAGATACCATTGAGTAGAGCAAATGGGATAATTGGGACATAATATTCTGGTTCAACTGTAGTTCCGTCATCGTTCAAGTAGCTCAAAACAGAATCATCTGTATCTGGAAAGATATATCGGGTCAGTGAATTCAGCTGAGTGAATATATATCTTTCTGATGCACTGTCATCACCGCCATGCAATCTGGTTCCAAATTGACCATTTGGTTCTAAGAGATTGATATTATTAGATCCAACATAATTCTGCGCCATATTCACAATTGCACCATTAAGACTTGCCTCACCATGATGATACGCACTATGTTCAGATACATATCCAGAGAATTGAGCGACCTTGATTTCACTGGTTAGCTTTCTTTTGAATGCNGAATACAAGATCTTTCTGAGAGAGATCTTGAGTCCATCTACCATATTAGGAATAGATCGAGCACAATCATATGTACTAAAATGAATCATTTCATTGTTGATAAACTCTTCATATTGAACAGTCGTATGACTAGTATCTAAGTAAGCATCCTTGTCATACTGTTCTAACCAATGTTTACGATCATCTGCTCGTTTCTTGTTGAACACCTTATCAATCATATCGTCGCTAGTGGGTCCAGAATAGACGAAGTCGACTATTTTCTTGTTGGCGAAATATTCCTTGAACTCAGCAGCAGTCGATGTACCTAAACCCTTGAAATACTTTACGGTCCAACCAGACGGACCAGATGGTCCGAAGCTAGCCTTCCATATGTTATACTCACCGTCGTTATAAAACATCAGAGTCTGCGTCCCTTTCTTAGCTCGTAAAATAGGCGTGTTCATAAAGGATAAGAACCCAGGGATTTGGATAAGAGATGCCCATTCGCTATGAAATAGATTGATACAAAGTCCCTTGATATGGGAACCATCCAAATCTTGATCCGTCATGTACATGATTTTTCCATAACGAAGGTGTTTATGAACTTCCTCCATGGATGCATATTCGCGACCCGTTTCCAACCCTAATATCTTTTTTAGTTCGTTAATTTCTTTGTTTTCACTAATTTTCTTGATCTGTTCACCACGGACATTGAGAAGCTTACCTTTCAATGGATAAATCCCAATTGTATTTCGATCATCGCTAGACAATCCTGATACAATACCAGACAATGCGGATAACCCCTCACACAAAATGAGAATACAATCCTTTGACTGTACCGTTCCGCTGAAATTTGCATCAATGAAATTCGCAATACCACGGACCGATTTTGTCTTTGCGCCGTCTGTCTTCTTGGCCAACTTATTCTCTTTAGCCTCTGTTAGGGAACATGCTAGATCCATAACGCCCATCTTAGCCACCTTTTCAATGAAATTATCGCTGACACTACATGTAGAACCGAATTTGGCAGAGGGGGTATTCATGTAATCCTTGGTTTGACTGTCGAACGATGGGTTTTCAATATCACACCTAAGGAAGAAGATAAGCTGTTCGCGAATGGCTGCACCATTCACCTTGATTTTCTTTTTCTTCTCAATATAATCACACAGCTTTCTCACGATTTGTCCAATGATGTAATCTACATGCTTGCCGCCCTTGAATGTGCAAATACCGTTTACAAAGGATATCTGCGTGAACTCATGTGTTGGCGACATAGATACTGCATATTCCCAACGTTCATCAGTTTGTTCGTAGACTCGCTTCATTTCATCCTTTGTGCCAATATACAAGTCAATATATTGTTGGAAATTTTTAACGGAGACAGGGATATTATTGTAGAGTATCTTCACCTTTTTGATAGAATGATCAGTTACTGCACCAATATCATAAACGCGTTTTTTCAACATTGCTACCATATCGGGCGTAAGACCATTAATCCCTAAACGACTGTAGTCTGGCCTGAAAGATACCTTTGTGTATGGTTTCGTAGTCGTTGGAACCTTAGTTATTTTTGGTGGTTCGATTGTATCCAAATTATTATGGAATTCTTGGACATATTTGAGTCCACGCACATGATCAATCGTCTCTATTTTACCATAAGTCGACCAAATAAGTACTAATTTAAACCCAAATCCATTCTTACCACCAACAATCCTTTTTTCATTTTTATTATAATTGGTCGATGTACGTAAATGGCCAAAAACCATTTCAGGAATCCACAAATTGTTTTCAGGATGCTTTGCTACATCAATTCCATTGCCATCATTACACATAGTTATCGTACCATCATCGCCAATTGTGGTTTCAATATAACTAACGAATTTCTTTTGCAACATTGGAGATTGGATCATGCGGACGACGTGATCGCGACAATTCACAATACCTTCATCGAACAGTTTATAGAGTCCGGGAATATATTCAATGTCGCGCAAGACAATCTTGTTCGTCTCATTGTTATATACCCATACTGACGCATCGACGTTCTCCACTGAACCGATGTATGTATCAGGGTTATCTAGAATATGTTGTTTATCCGTTTTTTGTTGATATTGTTGAGCAAGTGCATCGTCAGTTTCTGAACGGACGGAAGTATTTGCGGTTTTGACTTTGATGGTAGGCATGTTCGGTTTAGAAACGGTTTCTTATATCATATTATTATGGAGATATTTTTAAATCAATTTTTAGTGTAGGCAAATAGTGTGCACCTAATATATAATTCACTCATGGTAAAACCAAACAGTATGTTTGATATTGTGAAGTGGTGCGAAAATCGTAATGCAATAGGAACTCATTATTCTAGATTAAAAACTGCAGGGAACGACCCATCTGTTTCTAAAAAAATGCGATATTCTCAATTTGTACATACAATGAAACATAGAACTGTTTATACGAATAATATTGTTCCCAAATCGGAAGA